AAGCATGAAAACACTCGCAGACATGACCGAAGAAGAACGCGCCGAATGCGTCGGAAATTGGTGCGACTACACCGACCCAATACTAAAAACCGGGACGGAACAATGGATTATTGCTGGTACAGCAACCCCCACCCGCCTTAGAAAAGAAGAGCCACGCGTACCCTGCGTCCTACTCGTCAAGCCAGGACGGCATCACCCATTTCTCTGCAACGCCAAACTAGACGAAGTAGCCCCGCTCTACGACCTGCCTCGCGCCTGGGCACCAAACGGCCAGCCGCTAGCAGGGAAATGGGAATACGCCGAATACCTCGGCGACCACTACGGCATGACCGACGTGTACTACTTCGACGGAGACCCCACCCACCGCCAATGGAAAAGCAACTGGGAAGAGATAACGAAATGAGTGAGTTCAAGCAAAACTGGGACAGATTCAGCCGGGGCAGCAAAACCAACCTCACGATAATCGGTTTCATCTTCATCTGGAGTCTCGGCATCACCATCGCCAACCCAAGCGTGACCACTGTCCTGAACCTCCTCCTCTACGTATGCCTCGCCATCCTCATGTACCTCGGGATGGTGCTCGGCCTCCGACTGGACGAATGCCACACCTACATCCGCAACACAGGAATAGAACGCAAACTCGGCCACGATATCGCCAAAGCAGTAGAGGAACACGGCAGCGTCACCATCATCGGCCACCCATCCGCATATTTCATTGAAGCGCCCGCCGATAAGTGCCAAGACGAATAGGAACCCCATGGTAGACGAACACGAACTACGCCAACTCGCCCGCGAACTCGAACACCACTACCACCAACTCCAAACCCTCAAACACACAACCCCCAACCCACCCGAAATAAAAACCCGCAATAGTGTGAAAGGACTTGGCCCGAAGTCCCCCGGAAACTGGCTATGGATAGAACGCTACGTCACACTGGAACAACGACTAAGAGAAGTCACACTCAATGCCCTAGGAAAAGATGGCATCAACACCCACATCACAGGCCAAGACCTATCAGCCCCCCGACTATGCCGACTCATCGCATGGAATGCACACCAACTTACACAACTCGCTTGGGTAGAAGACCTCACACAAGAACTGCAAGACCAAGCCCGCCAAATCAACCGGTGGGTCAATCCACCACAAACACCCAGCGCACTCATCCGCCAAGCCCAATCATCCACCCAACTGCTAACCGCCGCGCATGCCGCAGCCGCAGCCACCGCAGCCACCGGCCACCGCATAGACCGCAAGCAGATTACCTACTGGGGTAAAGCCGGGTACATCACCGCGCACCGAGACAAGAAAGGGAAGAGCTGCTATCGACTCAATGACATCATCGACTACATAAAACAGGAAGCATCGACCGCATAGGAAAAGAAAACCGCAAAAATAGCAAATATTTTCCACACATATGCTATGCTTCGCATAGAGCGAAAACTAAACCCCCACTAAACGAACGTAAACCCTCAACATCATGTTGGGGGTATTCGTCGTTTTACAAGCCTTGTAGCCACCTCACCATCATGTACACCCTCCAAGTTGTGTACTGAGCGACAACCCGAGGCGCCGGCCACCAGCTCACGACTGGAACAAGGCACAAAACCCAGAAAGACACACCATGTGGCAAAACCCCTCAGGCGGCGCACCCCACAAACAACGCCAACAAGCCCTAAACCGCGACCAACACCAATGCGTAAAATGTGGCAACACCGAACATCTAGAAGTTGACCACATCATCAACATAGCCAACGGAGGAACACACAACCTCGATAATCTGCAAACACTCTGCAGGCCATGTCACAAGCAAAAAACACTTGGGGAAATGCGCGCCGGCCACCAGGGGAGAAAAACCCGCGCCCGGTATCCAGCAGAAACCCACCCCGGACTGATAAAAAAATAATAATCGAAAAAGAATTTCACAAAAGGGCAGGGGGATTACCCCTTCCCCCACCTACCGGACGCGCCGGAGGGCAATGTTGCTAAGGCTGTGCCTAACCGTGGAGATCCAGATAACTAAAAATTGATACATGAATGAAAGAACCGGCGATGGCGGCAACCATCCCGGCTCATGGCTGAAACTGTTAAGGAGTTTCAACGTGGATAATGTTACATACCCTTATGGCAGTTTTGCCCCGGGGTGCTGCTTGTGGTGCGGTTCGGCATTGCCGAAGCCTGTCCGCAGGAATAGAAGATGGTGTTCAGACTCATGTGGCAGTAAAGCGTCTGCTTTTCGTGTCAGGGGGATCGTTGGGTCAAGGTATCCTGCTGATAAGAAGCCAGTTCCTACTTGCTGTCGTGGTTGCGGCGTTGAGCTTGACCAGTCGGGGTGCCGTAATCCTCGTCGTTGGTGTTCCTCTGCGTGCCGGGTTGCGTTTTATCGCAGAAATAGTGAGAGCTACCGCGAGTCTAATGTGGCTAGCTATCAGCGTTCATTGCGACGTATGGAGGCTAGTAAGCCACCTAGGCCGCGTTGTAAGAATTGCGGCGCGGAAATGAGTAGGCGTAAGGCTAATGTGTTTTGCTCTAAGCCTGAGTGTCGTTCCGTGTCGCGCAAGGAATACGCGATGAGTCAACCACAGTGTTCTGTGGATGGTTGCTCGCGTCCTGTTACTGCTTACGGTTTGTGTGGTTCTCATTATTCGGCTCAATGGAGGAAGAAGAATCCCGATAAGGCTTCTGCGGTTCGAGGACGCTATCGCGCTCGCAAGCGGTCTGCGTTTGTTGAAGATGTGGAGCCGATAGCTGTGTTTGAGCGCGATAAATGGATTTGTGGAATCTGTGGGGAGCTAATCCCAAAGCGGGCTAAGTGGCCTGATATGCGTAGCGCGTCGGTTGACCATATCGTGCCGTTGTCGTGTGGCGGGAAACATGACATGCGGAACGTTCAGGCTTCGCATTTGGGGTGCAATAGCGTGAAGCAAAACCGGGGCAGTGGTGAGCAATTAGCGTTGATTTAAGGAGGTTGTGATGGCTGGTAAGGGAATGGTCGGTAAGCCTGCGGATAAGTTAGCGGGGCATGGCGCACGTAAGAAGCGTGAAGCACAGATGACTGTTCTGGTGTCTGACCCTGTTGCGCAGCCACCGTTGCCAGAGTCTCGCCCAGGTGGAGAGGATTGGCCAGAGCAGACTGTGCGGTGGTGGGAAATGTGGAAAGATGACCCGCTTTCATCAGAGTTCCGCGAGGTTGATTGGGCGGAATTGTTGGACTGCGCGTTGATACATGCTGAGGTGTGGTCTGGCAATGTGCGCATGGCTAATGAGCTCCGTTTGCGTACCCAGATGTTTGGCACGACGGCGGAGTCTCGTGCTCGGTTGCGTATTCAGTTCGCGGCAGCCGATGAAGCTGATGATAAGCGTGAGCGCCGTCGTTCAGGGCAGGCGGGAGAAGACACTAAGAAGCGTTATTCCAAGTTACGAGCGGTTGATTCTTAAATAGCTAAGGTGGTGGTCTGCTTTGCCGTGGAAGCCGGACTATCCAGGCGAATTTCCCACATTGGGGTGGGCGATGCTCGATTTTTACACGGACATGTTGGCGCAGCCGGATTGTGCAGACTATCGACCGTTGACGTTGACTAATGAGCAGGCAAAGTTTGTTCTTGATTTCTATCGCATAGATCCATTGACAGGGCGGCGGGTTTATCGTCGTGCTGTGTTTAGTCGTGCGAAGAAGTACGGCAAGTCTCCAATGATGGGCGCACTTGGCATCGGTGAGGCGCTTGGCCCAGTCGTTTTTGACGGGTGGGATGCTGATGGCAAGCCTGTAGGTAAACCATGGTCGGAAGTTCGTACCCCGTGGGTGCAGTTTGCGGCGGTAAATGAAGACCAGACACGAAACGCGTTTGATCCAGTCTTACAGATGATTCGCCAAGGGCCGATCATGGATTATTACTCGATTGACCCAATGGAGACGTTTGTGGCTTTACCACAAGGCCGCATTGAGTACATTACTGCCGCAGGTACGTCGAAAGAGGGGCAACGCCCAGTGTTCGCGGCGTTAGACCAGACTGAAAGCTGGTACCGCAATAATGGTGGGGTAAATTTGGCTGCCGTTATTCGCCGTAACTTGGCGGGTACTGGTGGTACATCAATTGAGACTCCTAATGCTTATCGCCCAGGTTCGGGGTCTGTGTCGGAGGCGTCGTTTGAATATGCCCAGTCCATTAAAGAAGGGACTGTGCGTGATGAGGGCCTTTTGATGGATCATCAAGAAGCCCCGCCGGATACGGATATGTCTGATGAAGAATCATTACGTGCTGGGCTTACGGTGGCTTATGGTGATTCTGCTAAAGACAATGGTGGTTGGGTAGATATTGACCGCATTATGGCGGATATTTACGACCCTGCTACTGATCCACAAGATGCGCGGCAATACTTCCTGAACCAGGTGACTCATGCCTCGGATTCGTATTTGTCGCAGGTTGATGTTCGTGCTGTGAAAGACGATTCGAAGCAGTTAGAGCCCGGCGACACGATTGTGCTGGGATTCGATGGTTCCGGTGGCCGCGTGCGCGGCAATCCTGATGCGACTGCCCTTGTGGCTGCACGCCCGTCTGATAGGCATATTTGCGAGATTAAGATTTGGGAAAAAGGCCCGGATGACCCGCAGGATTGGCAACCCAACCTGCTTGATGTCCAAGCCACGCTTGATGATTGTTTCCGCAAGTATCGCGTCGTCGGGTTCTACGCCGACCCGTCCGGGTGGCAGTCACAGGTTGCTGAATGGGAAGCGCGTTATCGCAAGTATTTGCGTGTTCGTGCGTCTCGTAATTCGCCTATTGCGGCGTGGCCACGTTCTAAAACGTCGTCGGTTTCGGAATGGGTTGAGAATTTCCGCCAGGCGATTGTCATGGAGGAAGTCAGTGTAGGCCCGTCGCCGCATCTTATTCGGCACCTGCTGAACGCCCGCCG